AGTTTACAGTTCTTTCAAATCCATCAATTTGCCCTGTCTTCTTAAATCTATAAGTTCCTATTCCAGATGCTGTGGTATTGAATCCAATATTCTTACTTCTAACAATAACATTATTGGAAGATGTATTTGTGTAATTGAGAGTTAGCACTCCACCCGAAATTGAAGCACCGAAGGATCCAATAAAGTTTCCAGTATATTCGCTATTGGAATCAAAGTAAAACTCAGTTAAGTTTGTATTGGTACCATCATGATCAACATATAGTTCAACATAATTCATCTCATTGGTTATTGTGTCTAATACGTGAATATTAGAATAGAGGGTTTCAAACGATGAAATATTTTTTGAAATCAGAGAAGTTGTTATTCCTGAAGATACGTTTGCATTGGATCCAATTAGATCAACAAATCCTACAGAATATGTTCCAATTCCTGAGAAGAATGTTGAGAAATTATCAGATAGAATCTTAATCTTATAATCTGTATTATATGGATCATAAGGTGTAAATTTGAGGTTGAATTCTCCAGTCTGATCAACATATCCTTCAACATCACCAACCTTACCTTCTAAGTTGCTGATACTTGCCTTCTCTAAAGTATAAACATCTTCATCATCGTTGATAACAACCAATTCTGTAAATTGAACCTGACTATAATCTAGGCTTGTAATCTGAACAAGATAGTTATTGTATTTGGTTGATTTGTTTATGGGAAGGATGTTAGCAAAAGTTTGAACATCACCTTCAGAGCTAGAGAATTGTGAACTAATATCATCAATTGAAAGAACACGATTAGTTCTACACTCAACATAGTCTGCTAATTTTATGTTGCTGAATTTCAAGAATCTTGAAGTGGATCCTACAGTATCAATATCAACAACTAGGTCAATATTATTAATTGTATCCACTCTACTTTCATCGATGATATCATATAAAATTGTAGTAGATTCTGTTACATTGGTAGATCCGCTACCGACACTTTGAGTAATTGTTGTATCTGCGAAATTTTTTAATCCAATTGGGTGTAGAATACTATTAACTGGGCTAACAATATCAACCCACTCTTGATTACTTCTAACTGAGTAGGAAAGATTTTGGTAATAATCATTATCTGGAGTTACTTGACTATCTTCATCTAATTTTCCAGTATTATCAGACCAACCAATTTCTTGAGTTGATCCATAACCAACACTGAAGTTTCCAGTATTTGTTCCTACATTATCAATAGTAGCAATATTTCCCGACTGAACTCCACGAACTACTTGTCCAGAAGCAATTTTATAACTTCCAGATACTTTAATATAATTTTGATCATCTTGGGTTACTCTTAGATCCTGTATTTCAAATCCAGTTTCATTTCTAACAGATAATTGCTCACCAATAATGAAAGGTGAATAAGTCTGAGTAACTTCAAATTGTGGATAGTTATTAGAATTTATTATAAAGCTGGAAGAATCTTGGACGGTCTTAGCAATACCTACATTTGTAGAAAGACCCGCCAGATTATATTCTAATTTTCTTGGTAAGAGAGTTCCTGCATTTTCATAGACACTAACAGTGAAAAATTCATATCCATAATCTTCAGAATTAAATCCATCGCCATCAGTGCCGTACTTCTGAACACCCTCTACGTAGATTTTATCTCCGACAGAGAAAGGTTCAGTTCCAAATCCACTCAGAGGAGTTACAAGATAGCAAGTAATTATTCCCGAAGAAGATCCTGTTATAGTTTGAATACCAATACCATTGGTATTGTTGATTGCTTTAATTGTAACTGGGGTAGATGGGAGTCCTTTTGGTTCCTGTTCAATATCTACAGAGATAACAGATGTTCCTGAAAGATTTGCTACAAGGAGACCAGAATCAATTTTAGAACCAGTCTCACTATCAACAATAATTAAGTTTGGAGCACTGGTGTAATTTCTTCCATTATTGGTTATTTCAATAGAAGAAATTGTATTTGAGTTTTTAATTGTAAGTAGGGATGGTATTGTAGCAGTTGGTCTTAAAGTTTTGTCGGACGGATACTCAAATCCTTCATTTACAATTCTTGTTTGATTTACTTTTCCAACTGAGTCTGATTTTGCGATTACATAGGCACCCTTTCCATTAGCGGAGTCTGATCCTACAAATGATGGAATCTTTTTAAATCCTATTCCTGACGATATGGATCTAATTTTAGAAATACCACCAGAAGCAGTGCTAGAAGTAGTTCTATATTCAATAACATCACAATCTGAATAATTATAGTTCAGATTTTCTGGTAACTGCTGAAGGGATACTACAAAGGTGGTTTCACCAACACCAGAAATATTGTATGAACCATTATAAACACTATCTACAAATGCAATTTGAGAGTAATTAGTAACTTCAGTGTCTGCAGTGCTAATATAACCAGACTTTTCTAAGTTATAGAACAACTTAGAGGGAAGTTCATTGTTATAGTTTATAGTCAACGATGCTGTTGAAGATAAACCTACTGTCCCAACTCCAGAAACAGAGAAAGAATTCGTAGATCCAATAGAAACAAATTCATCTTTAAAAGTTTGATCGTAGAATACTTTAAACTTATATCCAGATAAAGAACTATCTGATAAGTCAAATACTACATTATTATTAGCAACTACATTTAATGGTGGGTTAATTGGAGATAATTGATGAGTAGCTGCTGGAGCATTTGTTATATCAATAAAGAGTGGATCCGTAGTTGTAGCATCTACTAAAGTATCACATAACTTAATGTTATCGTTATCAACTTTATAAACATAGTAGAATCCAGTTGTTAATCCAGTAGCAGGTGCTGTACTTGAATATATGACCTTATCACCAGTATTAAAGATATGATTTTGTATTGTAATTTGATTTGTTACCGTATTGATTCCCGCAGAATCAAATGATACTGGATTAATTATGATTCTTTCTCTAACGGAATCATATTTTACCTTGATTGATGTTGAAGTTCCAATACCAACCGAAAGATTTGGTTTTACTTCCAAATCAACCTTGTCTCCAGATAGTAGACCATGTGAGGTAGAAATTGAAACAGTTGATTTAATGCTATCAATATCTCCTTTTATCTGCTCAAAATTAGACTGAATTGAATATTGATAATTATCATCACCATTACTTCTAAAGAATAGACCATTTGTTGAAGTGGTTAATCCAATTTGAGTAACAATTCCAATATGATCAACAGATTTTTTAATCACATATACTACTTGCTGATCTCCAGAACTTGGGAGATTAAATGTAGCACTTGTAGATGTATTAGATACTGAGATTGGTGAAGAGGATGATAATTTTCTAAAAATTACTTGCTGATTATTTGCAAATGGATGATTGGGTAGGTAAATGGATTGTGTTGGGATTGAGGTTGGAATATTGCGGGTTCCAATTACAAAAGTGGTTGAGAATCCAACTCCAGAAGTGGTTCCTAAACCAACAGATTGTTTGGGGTTGAAGTAATAGGTGTCATTTACTTTAGAATCAAAATAAGAAACTGATTTATTAATTGTAAATGTATTTGGTATATAATTTACCGTTGTCGTTGCAGTATGTGCAGATCCAGTAGACTCTCTCACAACTCTCAGAACACTATCTTCATTGAAGATGTTGAGAACTGATAAAGTCTCTCCTTCAATCTTTATAGAACTTCCTATGGAAATATTGTCAGGAATTCTATTAACGTAAATATCCGTAACTACTCCAGCAACACTGTATACTGGGATATCTTTTGATAGTGAAGAAGTATAAGATGTAACTCCTATTTGAGTAAAACCATTTAATGGAGAAAGTTCTGTTGAGAAACCAGAAACTGTTACATAATCCAAGTTATTCAATGAATGATATGGGTCAACTGTTACTTTTACTTGTGCCCCACTATCCCAAGTGAAAACAACATCATCGTAAGAAGTTACATTAGTGTTAATGTTATCAATTCTCTTACCAGTTAACTCAGAAATTTGAGCAGAAAGTCCAGATCCTCCAGTATTGTCTTGGTTGAATTCTACAGAATCTCCAACCTTATATTCATCACCTTCATTGATTATTTCATATGAAGTAATTGAACCAGAAGATACTGACTCCACAATTGTTAGTTGATCAATAACATCATTAGATTCAATAATGAAATCATTACCAGCAAATTCTTCATTTACTTTGTATGGTAGTGTATTTCTAATCAGACCAGATTCATTGAAATCAAAAGTTTGATCTAGATTACTATTCTCCGAGATAAACTTAGATCTGTACTTATTACCAATAAAATATGGGAATTGTCCAACAACATCTCCGTAGATATCCTCTTCAGAAGTAGCAAAGTATGCATAAACACCATTTGGAAACTCTGGGGTTACACAATATCTTCCATTATATTCATCAAGATCTCCAGTATTAGTAAATACATAGTCTTCTACGAAGAATCCAGGATCAAAACCATTTGGTCTATTTTGAACATTTGTTGTGTTCAAAGAATATCCAGATATTAATCTCTTAATTTCTGAGTTATCATCACTAGCATTAGAATATCCATAAGAACCATAAATTGGGTTTCCATCATATGCCCATCCAATAATTGGTGAGTGTTGAACTCCACTATCCGCAAATTCATCTTGAATCTTTTGTGAATATCCAGATACCGTATACTGTAAATTATTCAGTGATGAAATAAGGATATCATCAGCAAGTTCTCTTATATCATCTTCTTGTCCATATAAAACATTCTTATTAACAGTTAATGATCTTACTTGTGCATTTAAAACTTCATTTCTTCCAGATGATTCAACAACAAGTGTAGTATTGGATGCACCATATCCCGTACCTGGATTTATGATAACAACATCTACAAGTTTATTATTAACAATGACTGGTTTAATAGTAGCACCAGTACCACTACCATAGATCTTAATTTCTGGTGTGGAATAATATTCTGACCCACTATATTGGACATTAACATCTTCGATGCGTCCATTTACAACAACAGGTTTTAACTGAGCGTTTTTACCATTCTTAATAAGAATTTTTGGTTTCTTGTGTAGATTTAAAATATTTGATCCATAATCAGATCCATTTTCATAAACATAAACGTCAACGATACTACCCTTTACAATTGGAGTAGATACAATTTGACCAACGAATTGTGTGCTTCCAATACCAGCAGTGCTGTATTGAACCGATAGGGAAATTTCTGGATAACTGAAAATTTGATAACCCGATCCAGTGCTTTCAAACTTTACGTAATTCTTTCTCAAGTAGTTTGACGTGTTTGTTCCTGCTACTCCAGCATTTGCAATTTTAAAAGTATCATTATCTACTTTGAGAATGTAGTATTGATTTGATGTAGATACTCCAGAAATAGCAACAGGAACAGTTGTACCAACTCCAACAGTAGTAGAGTATATAACTAGATCTCCATCAGAAAAACCATGATTCTTAAAGTATACTGTGCTATTAACAGTTGAAATTCCAGATGGACTTACCAGAAGTCTTCTGTTCTCATATCCACTTCCTGGATTAGTAACCTTAATCTGAGTTAAGGTCTTTTTAAGATCAGTTTCAAATTTGTGAATACCAGAATTTCCTATGGTGGTGAATCCTACAGTATTAATTCCTGCTAGGTAATCAGATACAGTTTGATAAATCTGGATAGTGGTATCACTAATATATTTTGTAAAATATGTGGCTCCCTTTTTCAGGGTAATACCACTATCAGCATCAGATCCATTAAATGTACCTATACCTATTGATTGGTTGTTTACTGGATTATATGTTATTTGTTGCCCATTAACAAGACCATGAGCCTTTGTAAAGGTTATAGTTTCGCTGGAAGTATCTAAACCGCCACCAAATCCAATCTGTCTAGCATCAAATTCTATTGCTCTTTTTCTTGTTTCAATTACTGGTTCAAATGTTGCACCCTTACCATTTCCACCTGTAACTGCAATTGATACGATTGCATCAACATCAAAGTCTTGGGGATTTACATAAACCTTCTCAAAGGATCCTCTAACAACAGGTTGGAGGAGAGCATTGCCTGAAGATGGTTCTAATAAAGGTGGGTTTATTACATCAAAATTTGTCCCACCATTTAAAACCTGAACCGATTCTAATGAACCGTAGTAAACCTTATCGTTTGTTTTATATCCACTAATTTCAACACCATTGACTAACATTCCAACGAATGATACTGGTGTTGGATCTGAATCCCCATCCGCAATATTAACATTCAGTGGGAATTTTCTTAGAATCTTTTGTGGAGAGATAACCGATTCTTTTTGACTATTTAAAGTGAAATTATGAGTTCCTGATGTAAGAGGACCAAATTGAACATAATTATCAGACCCTATAAAGGATCTTGATATGTACAATCTAATTTGACGCTTATCATTAATTACTTCGACATAATAAGTTCCCTCAGATAATCCTGAGATTGGAGTTTCTGATGGTTTGTAGTAGATCTCAGATCCTGTCTGGAAGGAAACTTTATCCAAAAAGTTCAGAATGGAATAATTTCCCGTTGTTACATCTTGACCAGAAACCGAAGATGCATTGTAACTGAATATTCCAATAGAAATCTGATAAGATGGAAGCGAGTTAGAGGCTACGTAAATGTATTCATCACCTTCAGTATAAACATTCTGAACATCACTGGTTAGATCAGAATACTCTAAAGGTACCTGAGAAGAAGTTGCAACTGATAATTTTCTTCTAATATCGTAATTGAAACTTTGATTGAGTGTGAATGTTCCGTTTGTTGTGATTTGTTTACCATTAATTTGAGTTACAACCAAATCGGAAGCATCTAGAGTCTCACTATTTCTACTTAAGATATCAATAACATCTCCAACTTTCAAGCTGGACTTATCCACATCACTCTTTAAAGTGACTTGTGATATGGTTCCAGATGCAAAAGTAGAAATTTGATATCTTGAACTGGTGTTATATGTCCAACTATTAGCAAAAATTTCTTTATATGTTGGATTGTCTACTGGGTTCTCAATAATTTCACCCAAATTTTTAACTGAAATTTCTTCACCAGCATCAATTGGTGATGATTGTGATATAGAGTTAAAGTCTGATAGAACTCCAGTGATCCTTAACTCAACAAGATTTTCTGAATTGCCGTCTTCAAATCCATAATAAGTTTCATCCGAACGAATATTTTCTGTAGGATTTATTTGCTCAACGATACCCGAGCATCCAAAAAATTGATTTATGCTCTTGCTAGTGTATTCAATTACATTATTTCCAGAATAAAGTTTTCCCGATTGTGGGAATCCAATAGTGGAATCTACAGTAATAACTTCGGATCCAATTGGAGCACGCTGAACTACTTTGGTACTTCCAGTAATTCCAAATTTTCCAGTAATGGTTGGGAAAGAATCATCATAACCAATGAAGAGTAAAAGTTTATAATAAACTTTATCTCCTCTCCTGATGACTTCTACTTCAGATACGGATGCGCTTGTATTAGCATCTGTACTTTTCTTAATCGTTTGTCCTGCTAGTAGAACAGGATTACCTGAAATTCTTTCTGCAACAACTACTAATCTTCTTACATAAGTTGCTGAAGATGGTTTAATCAGTGAATTTTCAAGATTAATAATCTTTGGAGTTTCTCCAAATAAAACATTGAATAGAATTCTAAATGATTCTTCAGTACCTTTTGATTGATATAATGTTCTTGCTTCCTTTACAAAATTTCCTACGTTTAACTCAGGAGCAAAATCTAAGTTTTCTAGTCCTGGTGTAAATGTATACTTGAGATTATTATAAAACTCTTTTAAAAATAATGAACTTAAATTAATTACTGAAGTATTTGAATTGTGCTCCGAACCATTAGAAGTTTCAAAAATCAGATCGCCAACATAGTTTGATGTATTGTTGGGAGTAATACCTGCATTATATGTTGTAATTCCACTAAATCCACGGATACAACCAGTAAAAGTATTTGTTGTAATACCAGTGTATGTGATGATCTCATCATCAATCTTTAACAAACCGTAGGACTGTGGAAATCCTTTTGTACTGGATACTTGAATCGTTGCAGAAGATGCTGAAATATCCGAACTTAAAGTAGTTGATCCAACTACAACCTCCGGAGTCAGATTGTCTAATTTGATATATTCGTCTAAATTCTCAGCAATATCTACAGGACCGCCTTGGTATTCCTGAGAAATGTAATATTGCTTTAAAAATTCGGCAGCCTTTGGACTTTCATCTAATATAAATTCTGGAAGTTGACTATCAATAACTTGCTGTATTTTTACCCTAGATTCAAAACCAGTTTGTATCATATTACGACCTCGTTAATTCTCCGTTTGAATAGCTTGACCTGTAAGAATCTTGTGTAAACACAACTCCAGATATATCGTCACCAGAAGCAATTACGTCCTTAACCATATTTATTGTGCTTTTTGAAACATCAAATGAGACATAAAGATTCTTCAATCCAATGATATCGTTTGATTCTGGGAATGCCTGTATTTCAATAATATCGTCTTGAATATCGGTTGAAGTGATATTCAGTGTACCTAATAATATCTCTCCAGTTTCATAATTAACTGTTCCTGCAGATTGAACAATAACGGATGTTTTAATTGTAGAATCTGTGCCTACTCCTGAAAGAACAGTATAGGGTTTAACAATAGAAATAATTCCAGTCTTAAGATCGGAGTTTGGAGTATCTGTGAGATAAACGGTATCGGATTCTCCAAAAATCTTGAATCCAGTTGATTTGATATTATATCCTGCAGGATTTACATGGAATCTGTTTCCATAGCATATTTCATACTGAGCAAGTTGATTCAGTTTTGCTTTCAGATCTCTTCTAATTCTAACTTTTGTAATGTTAGATGTGATCGCACTATCTGTAGAATCAATTACTTGTAAAATCTTACTGTACTTAAATCTACCACCAAATGCATTTAGATTTGGTGAACCTGCATAAGTTGTGAGGGAATTTACAACTCTGTTCTTAAGATCTTCTACAGTTGAAACTTGTGAATAGTTGTAGTAGATTGATGAATCTATTTCAACATATAAAACTTGAAGATCTACGATTTGTGGTTCAATTCCCGCTACCGTATATTGCTTAAGTTTATTTTGAATTTGTTGCTTATTAAAGTCCGATACATAAGTACCATTTTTTGGTTTAATACTGATCAAGACTTTTCCATATTGTGGTGGATCCAAATCTTCACCACCAACAACTGCTACTGATTCTGTATCTGGGTATATTTTAGATTTTAATATTGCCTCATAATCTCTTCCAGTTACAGCTCTATATTGAGATGAATAGATTCTTGGTGCGAAATATTTTACAGAGTCTATACTTTCAATATCAGATCCATTTTGGGATCTTTGATTTGTTGTAACTGTAATTGTGTTTGTTGGAATAATTGTATTCCCACTAGCATCCTTTAAAGATCCTGCGAAGGAGAAACCACTCACGCCGTTGCCTTCTTTTCCATCAGTCACAATATAGGTAACTGTAATTACGGACCCATTTTCAAGTTTCTTACCAAAAAATCCATCACCAAAAAGAATCTGATATTTCTCATCCTGCACTTCTTGAAGCAGATAGATCTCTGAAGTTGAATTAATATCAAAGATATTATCTGCTAGAGAATATTCTCTACCTAAACCAGTATCGCTGGTACCCTTCACATAAACAACAATTGTTGATGAATCGATGAATGAATTATCTAAAATAAATTTCTGATCAAGAGAACCATCAACGACAAATTGCTTACGAAGGAACGTTCCTTCGCTAATTGTGAGGTTGCTAAACGTTGCAGTTCCATTGACTACTGATGAAGATATATTCTCCGAAACTGAGAAAGTATATGATGTTCCTTCTGCACTACCAGTGCATACCAGACCCGCCTGTAAGGTTAGTGTTGGGGTTGTTGAAGAAGTACTAACCTGAAAGGAAACAACTGCCTTAGAGGCGGTTCTGGAACGTGGTACATATCCAATATTTCTTGCTAGAGATACAACATTCTCTCTTACTGTTGCAGAATCTAAGAAAGATTCATTTACAACTAAGTTAGAGTTGAACGCTGTGATATATGTGTTATATGCTAACGTATCAATCAGAACTGAGAAATTGGAACCCTCAAAGTCAAAATCTGTAAAGGAAGAATTTGCCCTAAGGTAATCCTTAATTGAAGTTCTGATCTGATCAAAGTCTAAATTTGAAAACTTAGTAAAAGGCATTTTATCTTGCTGCCTCTAAGATAAATGAATATTGCTGCGTAGGAATTTCCTGCCCAATAATATCAAAAGATACAGTAACATCGAAGTTATTAGTATCTGGGGACGGTTCCACAATTACTCTAACATCAGTGACTCTTGGTTCAAAATTCCGAACAGTATTGATAATTTGATCTCTGATTACACTCGCAGTACCATAATCAACGAAATCAAATAAACTTGAACGAACTTTTGAACCAAGAACAGAATTAAAGAATCTTTCAGTTGGAATTGTTTCGACCAAATTACGAATAGAACGCATGATCGCACGTTCATTCTTCAGAACCGGCAGGTCCTTAGTAACAGGATGCGGTTCAAAGGATAAACTAATATCTTTGAAGGATCTAGATATCCTTGTAACGGTCATTGGACATAAAATTTCTTTATTTATTTATGACTATTTCCAGGGAGAACCGTACATTGCATCGGTTCCATACTCCCAGTCATCATAATCTTCATCGTTTCTAATTTTCTCATGCAACTCAACTTGTTTTTTGAGATCATGCTTTGGTGCTAGATCGTGCATAACCTCTTGAATGATTCTTTTTTGTTGTGGGTAATTGTAATCTGTGATGAGTTTTGAGGTTCCCCACATCTCATACATGTAATTTGAATCTCTATCTACGGGTAGATTTGACATTGTGTTAGCTCCTGTTTTACAAATATAAAACAGAACTTTTATAAAGGAGGTTGCTATCTCCTTATTTCTATTTAACGCTCTACTTCTCTCAGAGAATAAGAGTCCGTGTCAAGATATTTAAGTATCTCTAACGCAATCAAACGTGGATTTCCTTCGCCACAAGTGTAAACATCTACCGCTAGACAACCATTCTCTGGCCAAGTGTGGCAAGAAACATGACTTTCTGCAAGTGCGATCACAACAGTACATCCTTGTGGAAGAAAGCAATGAGAAAAAGTGTTCAAAATCGTCATCTTAGCGCGATTTATGCCTTTGATCATGACGTTTTGTAGAGATTCAACGTCATTGATCAGATCAAATTTAACATTATACACCTCTAACAGAAGGTGCTTACCCATTGAAAACTTTTCCAACTCAAATTTCTGTTAAAAATTTATTTATTGTACATAAAAACCCTGTCTAAAGTAGTCAGGATCCTCAATGAAGGGCATATTTTCTATCTTTTCACCATCCCAAACAGGAATCGCAACTGAATTACCGTACCTAAAATCAGGATTTCTTCGAAAATGTACTTCAATTAGATTTTTACCAATAAATTCGCAGTTTATCCACTCATAATTGCCCTTTAAGTCTTTTAAAATGTCGGGAAATTCAACATTTCTATCAACTTTTTCCCATTTTTTCCACTTATAGTAAGGATCATTGGGGTCACGAGTGCCAAGTACGATTAAATCCGCCTTTTGATGGTGAAAATCAACACTTAAATGCTCTCCTTCAAAGATCTCACACCAAAATTCAGAAGGATGTATGTGATCCGTGTATTGTTCTAACCATTCTTTACGAGCAAAACGCCCCATGCCCATCAAATTGAAGGATGGGCGCACAATATAAAAGTCGGGTCTGGGAACTGTGGTACCAACAGGACCACAAGTATAACCCAAAACCCGACTTAGAAATAATTTATTGTAAACCCAGAGGTCTGATGGATGTATTTGATTCCATTCATCATTACCATCTAGGTAATACATCATCCTTTCCCCTGCCCTCTATATTTTTTACGAGCTTTATTACGAGAAGACGCAGCATACTTAGTTCCGTATCCATTTCCTTGACGAGATTTCTTAGGAGGTCCAGGATTATAAGAACCGTTCTTAGTTGGTCCAACCTTTGATTTTACAGCCATTAATTTTCTCCAATAATTTCAGTTTCAATTTCTTCAGGGCGTGGAGAACCTGTCTGATAAAATTCAATCGCCAGGTCCTCCATAATATCGAAATATTCTTGCTCTGTAAGACTTGAGTAAATCTTTCTCCCCTTACAGATAATATTGTAAGAATCGTTAGACATCAAATAATCCTTGATTTTTCGTGACCGACTCTGATGCGAGGATCGCACCAAATTTCAAATCCTGCTTCTTTTGCATCCAAACAGAACGATACATCTTCTCCACACATATCCTGAACTTGACCAGACTCAAAGACTTGCATCTTAGGAGCAAACCATGGATACTTCATCTCCGAATGTTCAAATACACCGTTTTTAATCAGAACCCAACCAAAACCAGTGTAGTCAACTGTGAAAGGCTTACGACGCTTTGAGATGCTATCAACGGTTTCATGATTCATCACTCCACCATTACCACGGAAATCATCTTCATCCAACCAGTGCGCCACTGAGGTTGTGTGACCGTCCTCTGTAGCATACCAACCAGCAGCGATATCCTTTTCCATTAGAACTAATTGCCAGAATTTTTCTGTATTGAAAACAATATCAGAATCAATCCAAAGTTGCCAATCATATTTAAGTTTTCCATCCCAGGGAATCTGATCAGGTCCACGCAGTACATTCGCACCTAAACATTTGCATCGAGCAAAGTTTACCATCGATGAATAGTCCTGCGAGATCTGAATGCTTGCCCCCGATTGCACAAGGTCAAAACACAGTTGCACGAAGTTCTTTAAGTATGTGTAAGATACACCTCTACCAGGAAGACAAAAAACAATTGACTTTCCTTTTACCATTTCTTTTGCCAGATCATAGTCCCATTCTTGTGTGGGTGATGCGACTACGGGCGATTTTGCTTTTACTGTAAATCCTTTAGCCATAAGATAAGTTGTTTACTTCAGTATCATACTCTATTATGTAGAAGAAGTCAATCAGTCTCTTTCTGATAAAACGACTTCGTTACCCTCTAAGGTAAACTTAACTTCTGTGTCTTCGTACCATGAAAGATCGTTTATGATCTGCTCAGGTATTACAAGGTAGTATTCACCGTTAATTGGATCGACTTGTATCGTCTCAAAAATATCTCCGGAATTTTTTTTCATTTCAGTATATGATTGAACCTTTTCTGCTATTATATATTCTCCGGGATTTTTTGAATAGAGAGATATTGAAAGGTCGATCTGGGTCGTTTATAGCTTATGGGGACCCATTCATTATAACACGGGGGCGGGGTAGGGGACCGCAACCCCCCACCCACTGCCGATCACGAACGAATAAGACTGCCCCCACGAACAGCGGGTCACCCCCGCCCCGCGAATGCCTCAGAGTACTGGGCGGCGATGGCGACGGCGGGCAGACCCCAGTGGATGTAGGCGGAGGGGCGGGAACCGTTCTTCAGTTGGTCGTGGCGGGAGATCCATTTGATCTGGCGGGTCTCCAGGTCAGAGCACATGCAGAGGGGGAAGCGCATCGGTCTGGGGTGGTGAACTGAGAGAATTGTACAGCATCGGGGGGCGGATCGCAACCCACCCCCTCACGAATCAGATGCCTGCCATTGCGGCGACCAGCCGATCACGCTTGCGGATCGCTTCGGGCAGGATGAACCACTCATCACGCTTGCCGTTGGCGTGGCAGGTGGCGGCGAGGATGCGCTCCTGCTCCATGTCCACCATCAGGGCATGGATGGTGCCCTTGTGGCGGCGGGGGTCAAGACCCATAGAGCGCACCAGGTCGGAGCAGGTCATGGGGCCATCGTTGATCAGGTGAGTGCGGATGGCGGCGCAGATGATGGAGGTGAGCATGGTTCGGGGTCCTGTGAACTGAGAGTATTGTAGCAGGTCAAAAGGCGACCTCATGATCCCAGTAGAGATGCCACAGGGCGGTCAGAGTCTCCCGCTCCCGCTGCTGACGGTAGTGTGCCCAGGACTCGTGCTCAAAGGGACGCAGGGCGGCAGCGCGGGCAGCGGCGCAGCGCATCGCGTTGTCGGCCCAGGTGTGGTTGGTCATCGGTGGGGGAGGTGTCGGTTGAGAGTATTGTAGCAGATCGGGGGGGGGGCTCACTGCCCGTTGGTGTAGTCTCCGATGATGACCCCGTTGCAGCGGACCTGAGCGTAACCGTACTCTTCAGAGAGGTCCAGGCACAGGAGCCAGGCGCGGTCGGCGTCGGTGGTGGTGTTCTCCCAAGGAGCGGAGGGGCAGAACACGTCGTAGCGGGTCATGAGAGGTTGTCTGAACTGAAGTCAGTATAGCGGGTCGGTGGGGGGCATCGCGGCCCCCAGTGTGCGGTTCAGGAATTGGGCCAGAGGGCGTTGGCGATCTTATCAGCAGCGCCCTGCAGGTTGTCGCGGACGATCAGGCGGAGGATCTCAGCACCGTCAGGGGTGGCGTGCATCTGGCGGATCATGCTAGGGGTGAAGCAATCCCAGGTGATCACATCAGCAGTCTGCAGGAGTTGGGCGTCGGCGTTGGAGATGGTGTGAGTCATGGGGTTCGTTGCGGTTGAGAGTATTGTAGCAGATCAGGCGTCCCGTGCTGCTAGGAGCAGGGCATGAAATTTGTGGAATTCGTGGGTCATGCCAGGGGAGAGAGTCGGGCGTCCCTTGCTGCCGTGAGTCGGAAGGTGGAAGGTCTGGGGGATGCTAGGATGGGTCACCTTGTCGTGACTGCCCCCTGATTTGATGGTTGCTCCTGCCTTCAGGAACTGGCGGCGGGCGTCGCGTACCTTGATTGGGGATGCCATAGGAGGGTCGGGGTCAGTGGCGGTCGCTGATGTCCCACACGCCCCAGCCGCCGTTGGCGTGAGCGTCGCGGACTTCGATCGCCTGCTGCCTCTGGGCGCTGGTGTAGGTTGCCCAACCATCGCTGTTGAGGTCGTCGCCGTAGCAGGCATTCCAGATTAGGTTCGCTTCGGTCAGGGTCATGAGTCGTTTGCTTTGGTTCCCATAGTATAAGACCCCCAGCGGCGAACCGTGGGGGTCTGGTGGTCAGATTCAGAACTGGATCGGATCGGCGGTCGGGGCGCTGATTGCCGCATAATGGGCGGCGCAGTCAGCGATGCCTGCCTGCTCAACGTCGCTGGTGATGGTATCCAGGATCTGCAGGATGCTGTCCCCGTTGCTACCTTGGCGGAGCAGGGACAGGGCAAGGTCGCGGGTCATTTGGAATTCGGGTAGAAAGGTTGGCGGAGTCTTTAGGGGCGCTGCCGTTCCCATTGTATCAGCGTTCGAGTTGCGCCAGACTGCTAGGGGCGATGTGAGAGGGAGAACCACAGGAGCGGTAGAAGTCTACCATGCGGTCTGCCTCCTCTTTACTGGTGAACCACTGCGACCGCCACTCACAAGCGTTGTAGGGGGTCTGGTAACGGACTTCGAAGCGCATGGGGTCGTTTGCTTGGTATGGAAGAATTCTACAGGGTCAGCGGGAGACGATATCGCCTGCGGTGTGCAGTGCGCTTGCCGTCACACTGCGGATCGGTTCCAGCGGACCCCAGAGAGTGTAAGCGACGCAACCCAGAACCAGCAGTTTAAACATCAGAAATTTGCGATGGGAAAGTGAGAATCAGAATCAGAAATCAAACACGTCGCCGTTAATCTCAGCGCGGTTGATCTTAGGGTCGTTCCACTTCACACCATCGGGAGTTTCTTTGGTGCCGAACTCATAGAATGCCTCAAGCAGATCCTCATAGCAGCAGATATCATTCTCACGGATGAAGGTATAAATGCCCTCATCATTCTCAATCCAGAGCACAACATTCCAGGTCTCATAATTCGTCCAACCGTTATAGGTGCGGTCGGTGAGGTTGGTCTGGTAGGTGGTGGCGGGCATTGGGTTCGTTTGAACTGAAGTTAGTATAGGGGCAGGGAGGGGGGTCTGTGCCCCCCTGGTGGACAGTTCAGTAAGCGTCACAGCGGGCGTTGACTTCCTGCAGAAGTTTACCTACCTTGTCCTGCTGCAGTTTGATGACAACTTGACTGTTACGGTTTGCCTTACTGGCGCCCAGAAATGCATTGATGCCGTTGTTACTGGTCACCCGCAAACGCAGACCGCAATCATACACATTCCCTTCAGCATCTACAAAGTACACCATGCGGGAAGATTTGCCGTTGCCTTTGAGAACAACAGAGTAACCCTTCTGAATGTAACCGACTGCAGGATGTTGCTCTGCAGCGAACACATAAAGTTCAGAAGTCTTGGTGTCGTTGATCACCAGATCAAACCCAGCATTGTGCTCAATCAGACCACGCTGCAGAATCTCAATCACTTGTGCAGAGGTGAGAGAATCCAGGGAAAGTTCGCAGAGAGCATTGAAACTGTCGCGAATCTTCAGCACAAATTCTTCATCAGAACGCAGCGATTCGGGCATCTGACGGAGTTCTTTCATGTTAGAAAGAAAGTGGTCAAAGGTATCACCCAGCACGTCATTGTAGGCGCTGGTGTTGAACCAATCAAACGAACCGTTGCTGATGCCTTCCTTACGCTTGATGCTGATCTTCTTATCACCAGCGACGGCATCTTCCTTACACTTAGTGCCGCCACGCTTCTCTACAGTTTCGCTGTAGATTTGCTTTTCATTCAGGATTTGAACGGTGAGGTCCTCATTCTTCACACCACCGTGATGAACAGAACCGTCAGTTTTGTAGGTCATTTGTTTACCGTGATCGACACGGGCGAATAGAGTAGGTTGGGCAGTCCTCACCTCTGCCCTTGGGGGGTCCTCCTTCCTCCCCCCTGGTGAACATAGAATACCCTGGATTGGGGGGCAGGTCAACCCCCTGACCCATTAGCGTCGCTTATGCGACCTGAAACCGTCCGCTGTTGAAATTATGATAAGCGAACACCTCACGATTCACCAGTTTGAACATACCAAACTCATTGGTCATCACATAACCTTCGGCATCAATACGGTTGCCATTGATGTATGCTGCAGGTCCGTCATTGCGGCAGATAAACAGGCAGTCATCTTTGATGCTCTTTACCAATGCCCACAAACGAATCAGGTTAGCGTCACAATCGAAATCTTCTGCGACGATCTGATCACCCGAACGGATGCAAGCGTTGATCTGCTGTTTGATCTTTGCTGCTTCCTTCTCACTCACGAACTGAGCAGTAGTAGACATTTGACGGGCAAAATCTACAACCTCTTTTACATCAGCGAACGACTCTTGATTGTGCAGAATGTAAGCATCAGGTTTGATGAACTTCACCGTTTCAGTATCATTCCAGACGGCACGATCAGGCATTGCGACTGCATCACGAAGGTCGCTCTCAGCATAATAGCAAGTGTGAGGAGCGATGATAATCTCTTGAGAAACTACCTCACCAAACTTGTAAGTGATCGTATTGGGGCAATACTCATCACTACCGCCAAAACCAATAAAATCACCTTGAATGATAGCATTTGCGCGAGGCAGATAATCAAAGCAAGAATGCAGAATACGCGCAACTTCACCCTGATAGAATGCATCAATCTCTTCATGATTGTGTGCAATACGAATCTTTTTCTTGTTAAAGACTGCCTTGGTTCCTACAAAGAATTCACCACAGGCAGGGTCGATGCCCCATACAATGGCGGGAGCACCGTCGATCTTAACGGACAGGGAACCAGGATTCACGAACCAATCCAGAACGGACAGGTCGCCCGTGAGGATGGTATCTTCGGGGTGTTCGAGGTGGGTGTTCTTCATGCTCTTAAGATACCAGGGATTCAGGGGCAGCACAAGCGGTAGGGTGCCACCTTACGAACTGGCACAGGGTGACCCTCTACGGGGTCTGTGGCGTCTTATACTAAGGTCACAAGCGAAGGAGGGGCGGGGTAGCCCTGAAGACGAAAAAGGTCGCCACTGGGGCAGCTTTGAAATAGTAAGAAAGAAAGTATAAAAAAAGGGAGGCAATCGCCCCCCGATTCTTTATGCGAACATGAACCCATCTTGGAATTCGTATTCATTGTAGACAGGAGAAGTTCCTGCCTGCCCGATGAACTTGTGGACGAACCAATTGAAGTTGCGTTGAAACACACATTCGCCCTTGATTCCATGCTCTTGAAGAATAGCATTCAGGCGCGATTTGGTGGTCACAGACTGATAACCACCGTCAAAGATTTGCACGAAGTCATCACCAATGGTGGCGATGTGATTGCCGTGCAGGAACACTTTAGACTCTTGAGTTTCAGGGTCAAAGGTAACCTCAGTGTTGCCAGACTTCCAGTTGATGGAGTCACGAATGGCGGCGTTCATCTGCTGTTCGATCTTACGCATTGGGGGTTTCCCTCTCAACAAATACAGTATGGATCAGATCGGGGGCAATTGCAAGGGGTCTTGTGCCACCTTGTGGACTGTCACATGGTTCAGGAAGTGTAGAGTGCGAAGTTGTACTGTTGCTGCAAACGAGTCAGAATGTCATCCCAGAACTCTTTATCCTCATCGTCATTGTATTGGTTGTTATCTTCAACCAAACGAATCAGATTGTTAAGATCGTCAGGAGTGAGATAGTTCATCAGACTTCATCCCTCATTTCAGAAAGTTTGTCATACAATGCAGAAACATCTACATTCAGTTGTTCACTCACGAAACTCCAATCATCATGAAACTCAATGAGTGCCAGAATGGCATCCAGTTCCTCAAATGTCAACGAAGTGAGAGTCATTGTCATCAGTAATCGTAGTTTGCGTTCAGGTACTCATTCACATCGAACTTTTCATCTTTCAGTTCGGGAATGTCCATGTCAAAGATCTCACCAGGAGCATCTTGAATCTCAGACCAGAGTTCATCAAACATGGTTTGTCTCTCAGGAACGAATGTAATGTAGCAGGAATCAGGAACGCTTGGTGCGCTTCTGTGCCACTTTCACAGGCGGCACATCAGCATTCAGTTGTGCCAGCAGTTGATCCACAATGGTATCAACGAACTGCAGAACAGTTTGCATCATCTTACGGGTCTTTTCTTTGCCATTGTTCTCATTGAACGAACGCACAGCAAACTGTACAATTCCCACAACGATTGCGGAGATGGTAGCAACGTTGAAGATCAACGTGTCGATGAAAGTCCAGTAGAAAGTGTTGGTGGTTTTCATAACAAATGGTGTGGGAGGTTGGTGTAGAGAATTCCTCAACCACGAATCAAACATAACAGGGGGGCAGCACGAATGCAACCCCCCTTGTACCACTATCCCAACTGTCCCACGAACTCCTGAATATAATAATCCAGCGGCAATTCCAGACGGTTTGCCTCACTTTCCCATTCTTTCCATTCGGCTTCCGAAGCATCATTAATGAAGTCTTCGAAAGTATATTCAAAAGCGGGACCGCACATAATCAAAAACTCAGGAACGAATGCAATGTAGGACGGATTGGGCAGGAAGTCTAGGGGTCTTGTGCCACCTTGTAGACTGTCACACCTCCGCCAATTGATTAATAATATTGCGGGCAAACTTCATGAAATCATAAGCAGTCACACCACCTTTGTGATTGTCGATAGCATAACCATCCAAAACATCGGTTTGATTATACGTGTTCACAATCAGCAGGCAAGCATCATACAGTGCTGCAGAATGTTCTTCCTTGGAGTTAAACTGGAGAGCGTTGAAGGAAGGAAGCATCAGGAATCTCAGCGACGAATGTAACATAACCGATTTCCGCCCCCACCACAAGGGGGATTGTGCCACTTCTAGAATCGTCACATATAACGCTAGCATTATATTGTATTATAATATTATAACTGGTCCAGTTATAAAAGTGTCACAATATCAGAATGGATCAAATTCCTTGGTGCTAGCATAGACTTCTTCGTCACCTTCAAGATCTAATAATTCTTTCCAGTCTATATGTTCTACATCTAGATCATCATAACACATGATGTCTAAATGTACACGTACTAGGCGTTTCTGTGCTATCATAGTACTAGATGCATATGTGTACTAGATTGTATCATGCATAATGACGATACGCGAGATCTTGATAATCATGCGCGTCTCGTGCATAGTCCTCGTCGAGCTCTTGTGTATAATACTCTTCGAGATCCGCATAATCGTTTGTGTATGTGTAGTCGAGATCGTAATCGTCGTACATAACTCGTCGAGCTTATTGAATACTAGTATATTGTAGCATAAAGCTCGACGAGATGCAAACTAGATGTGAGTTCTCGTCGAGCTTCTAGTACATATATATGCAATCTAGTTGATTTCTAGTCTAGCTTTATGTTAGAATACAAATAATGTTTAGACTAGATTTTATAATGAGATCTCTACGAGAATTAAATCCACTTCTAGAAGGATATTGTGCGACTTATGATGGTAAGGTAATATCTAGAAAAAATAAAGTACTTAAGCAATTCAGAAGGAACAAACAGTCTAGGTGTCCCTATTTAAGTATCAGTGTGTGGGATAAGACCTCTGGTTTTGCAAGACAATTCTTTGTACATCGACTTGTAGCGTATCAATATTGTGATTTAAATCTTGAAGATATAACAGGTCTTGTGGTTAATCATATCGATGGTAACCCTCATAATAACCATGCAAAAAACTTAGAGTGGGTTACGCAAAAAGAAAACGTACTTAAGTATCACAGTAACGTTATAACATAATTGCATGAGGTCTGTGTGAATTTTTGTGTCGGTCTGGGGATATTTGCGGGGGTGGGGCTTGACGAACTGCGAGTCTTATGCTACGCTCGCTTAGCTCACAAGACCTGGAGGGGTTTATAAGGTACTGGAGGCATTTATAAGCATTTAGAGCACTTAGACCTGGAGGGGTTTATAAGGTACTGGAGGCATTTATAAGCATTTAGAGCACTTAATTCAAATAATACAAGGATATAACACTAACATTATACAACCAAACAAATCACACAAATATATTTTTTAATACATTTTTAATTGATTTTGTTGTTGAACAGTATCACAATCATTCCAATGTCTAACTACTCCAGCAATGATAAAACAGTTGGTAATCAGATAGGTTGCGAAGATAATAGTACGAATGATTGCGATTCTATCAGACTCTTTATCACACTTGGATGCTTTCTCACCTAATGACTTTGCCCACCATCTCCACAGTGTTTTTTTCTTTTTCATACCTTACACATAACCTCTGAATACTTATCCTTTCTATATCCTATAACCTTTAATTCATCCCATTGATAAGGATAACATAAGACAAGCACTCGGTTATTCTTATGAAGTGAACACGCTTGAAGATTAAGTTCATCTTTGGGAATAACTCTTGTCTCAATGGTAATATAAGATTGATCTACAAAGTAAACCCATCCTTCTACTCCTTTAGTCCATTGAACATAATCATTCAAACGTGGTTTATACATAAGCAGCTTCTAATGGTGTGAGTTTAAGTTGCATTGCAGAGTATGGAGTTGTATCTTCAATCTTTACGCACTTACCAACGGTCTTACTATTAACTGGGGCGAAGTATTCTTTTGTCTTTGAATTATAGAATCCCCAAATACACCGAACAGAAGCACCAAGGTTATAATCAAACTTACGAGTGTTGTGAATCCAGATTGCGGTAACATTACGCTTGAATGGAACTTGTTCATAATAATAACCTTTGGGTGCTTGATGTGGAAATTCAGGAATCACGGACTGCACGGAGATACTTTGGATTGTAACCTAAAGACAGATAATTGTTTAACATTAGATCACACTGTTCTTTCGTCAGATTCTTTGCATCCTCTTCAATCAATGCCCAACCGTGAGAGAACAGTTCTTCAATACGATACAGTTGTGTCATGTGGTAAATGCCTCCAGAAGTCCAGACTCATATTCATCAACCAAAGCGAACTTTTGAGCGTTCACGACTCTTTCCATAATGCGATCAGTGTAACGATCATCAAACATTTGCTCTCGTGAAAGAATCTCAAATGCTTCAGTATCAGACTCGGCAATCAGATTGATCAGACCTCCATATTCGGAAGAAGGGAACGGCACCCAGTAGTCAACAATATACAGTGATTTCATTTCAGTTTGTTTTGGACTCCTTTATTTTAGTATAGGGATTAGTGTTTGTC